CCCGTGGACACGATCACGCCCGGATCGCCGACCAGGGTTTCCGTAGGCATTACGAGATCGTAAAGATGTTGCCCAGAGTGAGCGTGAAAGTCTCGCCGTCCGCGAGCGTCATCGAAGAACCGCGATCCCAATAGCCGATTAGACGATCGCTGGCGTGAGTGTCATTGTAGAGGATAGCGTAGCGGAACGGGCCGATCGAGCCGCCAGATGCCATCCACGACGGGTCAGTCGCCGAGGCGAACGTTGCCGCATTGGTGCTCTTTGTCCAAAACTTCATGATGAGCGTATTGCCGCCGGCCGTATAGCCGTTGCCCTCCGCGATCTCGGCGATGTCCGCCTTGTTCGTGTCGGAGGTGAGCGGAGCTTCGTTGCTCAAGTAGACCTTGAGCGTGTCCGCGCTGAGATCGTGCTCCTTCTTGCCCAGGCCCCAGAGGAAGCCGGCAAAGGGGACGAAGGTTGCCATATCGCTAGGTCCTTACTGGAGGAGAAAGACAGTGCTGACATCGAGCGTGAACGTCTCACCGTCAGCCAACGTGATCTCCGAGCCGCGATCCCACCAGCCGATCAGCGGATCGCTCGCAGCCGTGTCGTTGTAGAGAATGGCGTAGCGGAAGGGGCCGATCGTGCCGCTCGATGCCGTCCGCGATGGATCATCGTTCGCCACAAGGCTCGCTTGACCACCGCTCGCCCATATCTTGTTGAGCGTATTGCCGCCGGCCGTATAGCCGTTGCCCGCCGCGATCTCGGCGATGTGCGACTTCTGCGTATGCATGCCGGCGTTCGGCGCAGCGTTGCTCAGGTAAACCTTGAGCGTGTCCGACGACAGATCGTGGAGCTTCAATCCGAGCGACTGCAAGAAGTTGGTGAACACCTGAAACGACGCCATCTCTATCTCCTAACAGGAGCGGCGGCCCGAAGGCCGCCGCTGTTTCTCCGCGCCCGATGGGGGGGCCGTCCTAAGCGCCGGAGAAATACAGATCAACGACAAGCGTACCAGAGGACGGCAGCGCCGCTGTGCCGATCGTGATGAAGATCGTCTCATCACTATTGAGCGGATCGGCGGCAGCCGCCGCGACCTTACCGAACAAGGTCGGCGTGTCGGTCGCGGTGAAAGTGGCGGCGGCCCTGTACTTGTCGGTGGTTCCGGTGATGCCAATGGCGATGGTCGAGGTGCCGAGCGACACGCTCGAATTGAGGACGCCATAGGCGAATGCCATGCCCTTCGGCACCCTCGCGAGAACGATGGTGTCCGAAGTGCCCTGCGACGCCAGCGTGATCTTCGCGCGGAAGCGCCGCATACGGGCGTTGTGAACCGCACCGCTCGCGAGAACGACAGGGTTCGAGTTGAGGTAGCCGTTGGCTTCGGAGGCGTACAGCGTAGCCATTTCGATGTTCTCCTATCCTACGGCGATTACGTCGGGCTGCCGGCAGGATCGCAGGCAATCACGCCGACCTTGTTTTCCTGCATACGGGTTGCCCCGATCGTCATGCTGTAGAAAACCTGGGTGGCGTAGTTCTTGTCGTCACGCTCACTGATGCGGGACTTAGGCTCGCGGCCTATCGCCAGCAGCAGCCCAGACTTGGCCCAATAGAGGACCTTATCGTCGTTGCTGGAGTCCTTACCAATCCGCTCGGTGCGGATGAAGTTGAAGCCCATGAAGGTGTTGATCTCACCCTGCACGAGAGCCTTCACCGTGTTGTAGTCGCTGCTCGTGACCTGCGTAGTCTTGAGAAGCGATCCGATCTGAGCGGCGTTCGCGGCAATGAAGCGCGGTTCTGCCGGGTCAACTTCCTTCGAGTCGAGGATGCGCTTGGCCTCGATCAGCTTGTTGACAGTGAGGCCAACGTCACCAGAGGCGCCGAAATTGACGGCGACATTCATGTTCGTGTCGTAGGCAGTCTGCGTTGTGCCATCCTCGCCAGTGTAGGCGACGCCATCGGCGGCAGCGATGATCTCGTCATCCATCGCGCGGCCGAAAGCCCAAGCGAATGCCTGCGCATACTGCGAGGCCGGGTCGATCAGCATCCGAACCTCGTCCTCTTTGTCGACGAGGTCGGCCCAAACGTAATCAACTACCGTGACACGCCGCCTCGCGTGCGGGGTGTCCATCTGCGGCGTATCGCTGTGTCGCGAGGTGCGCTTGAGGGCGCTGGTGACACCGATCTGCTCAAAGAAGGCAGACTTGCCGACAACCATTTCGGTTCTTACAGCGTTCCGAAGCCGCGAACCTCGCTGCTGGACGAGGTGCTCGACGTTCGAGCGAAACTGCTGAACGAACGCAGTCGTAATCTGGACGGACATGATCCAACCACGCGCTTAATCGCGCGCTCTCTAGGCTAGAGTGATTGGATTGCCGCTCTCGGATTAGAGCGATCCGACTATTTGTTCAGGTGCCGGCCCGCTTGGCGGGTTGTCGGTCTTGGCTCGCCGTTCGAGGCTGCGGATTATCCTGTGCGGGTCCGCGAACGTATTGCTCGAACTCCCTGGCGACCTCAACGATCCGGCTTGGCCGCTCCGCCATCGCTGCGCTCGCGCTGAGCGATACCGCAAGATGCAAACAACGAAGCCGAATAGTCTCAGTGCTCATGATCCACGCTTTCGTCTGCGTGTCAAATCCTTAATCACAAACCAGCAGCGCGCAGCAATCATCCACAGAATGATGTGGATAGCTATGATGCGCGCCAGTGTGCGTGGCGGCCTCATTTCTGTTCAGGTGGCGGATAAAGCTGGGCGAACAGTTCGGTGAGTTGCCTCACTCGCATCTGGTGCTCAGGGTGCGACTTATCCATGAGCACTTCGTTGTACTTGGAGCGAATCTCGGCGATCTCAGTTTGCAACTGATCCGGCGTCTTGAGCGGCGGACCAGAGTTGCCGGCCTTGTTCTGCATTTCGCCCGTGATGCGTCCGCGCGCGCTAGCGAGGTACTTGATGAACTCCGGGTCGCGATTGAGGCCGGCGGCACGGAGCTTCGCCTGCGTCGACTGCGAGAGAGCATCGAACTCAGCATTGGCGAGCTTCATCTGAAGCTCGTACTTGTCACCCCAATCCCGCTGAAGTGCGAGCTTGGCGGCGGTGATTTCCTGTTTCACCTGCGCCTGGTTAGCCTCGTGAGCGGCGAACATGCGGTCGCGGTAAGCCTCAAAGAACGTCCTGAACTGTTGCTTGTTGAGGCCGGCCTTGTGGGCAGTTGTTCTGTACCACTCCTCCATCTGCTCGTCGTAGCTAAGCCCCTCTGGCATCTGCTCAGGGCGCTCAAGCTCGTACTGAGCGGGTTCGTCAGGCCGCCCAGATGCGCGATACCAGTTTTCCCAGGCGGCCTGATCGTTCGGGTCCTTTGGGATTGGCGCCTTCTCGCCGCCGATCATGCGCTCGACGTTGACATAGCCGCGCGCAAGACCCTCCAGGCCGCTGAACTTAGCAAGCGCGGGAGACGTGCGCAAATCCTCCGGCAACTGCTCTAGCCAAGACGCCTGACCATTGGCGTTAGGATGCGCACCGGCCGGCGGCGCGCTGCCACTGGAAGCCGGAGGGGCGCCCTGCTGTGCTCCGTTGTCGCCTGCCGGTGCGTCGAGAAGGCTCATAACTGCTCCATCGTTTCAGCCCACTGCGCTGCCGCGTCAGGCAGGTCGGAGGGCTTGAGGTTGAGGTAGTGGATGATCCCGATCACCACCTCGCGCTCGCCAGCATGAAAGGCGAGCGCCTGCGGATCGAGATTAGGTGAACTCTTTAGAAGCCCGTGTGTGGCGACGAGATCGGCGAGCACCCGCCTGCCAGCGTCGGAACCAAAGACTGCCTTGTAGTCGAGGAGCTTCTGCTTCTCGGTGTATGCCATCAGCGTCCGGCCATCGAATTGATGTTACCGATCAAGCGCGGGATAGACCGCTGCGCGCCGCGCCCCATCGCGCCGATAAGGCTGGTGAGGTCGACCCCTGGCGGGATTTGTGGTTGCCCCTGCATGGGAGCAACCTGCTGACTGATCTGCGCCGCCTCAACGCCTGAGCGCGCTGCATTGGCAACACTCTCGATACCCTTCCCGCCGCCGGCGGCTGCGCGGCCAAGATCGGGTAGGGCCTGCAACAGCATTCGCATCTGCTCTTGCTGCGCGTCCGCCTGCAACGTCTCCTCGTTCTTGAGGAGATCGGTGTCCACACCGAACCAATCGAACACATGCGGGGTGACGCGGTTGAAGTCGATCGGGCCAAGCACCTGCTCCGGCTTGATCTGCGCCAAAGGCTCAAGCACGGCCATCGCGCGAATGAAGCCGTCGGCAAGCTGCTGCTTCTGCGAGCGCGCGAGCGGCGACATATACTC